TTCTTAGATAATTATAAAGCATTTGCAACACATTTAAATAAAACAGTTGAAGAAGTTATTCCATACCTAGAAACAAAAGAAGGTGCATTACTTTCTGCATTATTTTACTTTAAAGAGAATCAATTAAATTCATTTGCAGATGCTAAAGATGTAGTGGGTGCTACAATTAGAATTAATGGTTGGAAGAATGGATTAGAGCATAGATTATCGGAATATAAAAGAATATTGGCTATCCTTTCTCGAACAAATATGTTATAATACGTTATGTAATTTAGTTACAATTTGAAATATTAATAATGAAAGGTTTAATTCTATGTTATCAAAAATTTATGAACAATTATCCTCTACAGAATATCAAACCTTAAATTCCCACCTATTATATGGTGAAATCGATGATACAATCATCGAAAAAGCATGTCAGTGGGTTATAGATGCAAATTTAGAATCCAAACACCCAAACTTACATTTGATAATCAACTCCAGTGGAGGTAGTCTAACATCAGCATGGTCTTTGATTGATTTTATGGCCACATCACAAATTCCAGTATCCACATACGGGTTGGGGCAATCAGCATCTGCTGGTTTATTGTTATTGATGAGTGGGGCAAAGGGTAGTAGATTTGCATCTGAAAATTTATCTTTAATGTCTCATCAATTTGAGGGGGGGTATGATGACTCCTATCATAACATTAATTCCATGCAAGTTGAATTAATAAACACGCATCAAAGATATTTAAACCATTATGTAAAGTGTACTGGATTAAGTGAGAAGAAAGTAAACAAAAAATTATTATCTCCAACCAATAAATGGTTAACCGCAAATGAAGCATTAGAATATAATTTAATTGATACTATTTTTACTATATGAGTGTTTTATATAAATTAACACAATATAAAGAAGTTGCATGTCCTAATCATGATATTAAATTGAGCATATTTACATTGACAGAAACCAGCAAATATAGTATAATTCTTTACATATATGATAAATTGATGGATTCATATTACTTAAAGCAATTTAGTAGTGAAGATAAATGTGTAGAATTTTTGCAAGATAAAATTAAAAAATAATAAGGAAATTAAATTATGAAAAAAAGTCAAGATGAACTTAGATATTCTATGTGGAAAAGAGTCGTAAGTGAGGTCAGAGATAAAGCAGACCGAGGTTCAATCTTTAGTACATATGCTGAAGTTTTAAATAAATGTAAATTTTCACCAGAATTTGATGATACTTTAGATTCTATTATTGAAAATGAGCGATTAATAAAAATTGGCAAAAAATGAAAAATACTTCTGTTGAATTTTTAACAAAATTACAAGAACATATTGGTTATGAATTTTATCAAAAACCTAATACATTTATTCGACCTACACAGATTGAGTCCGATGTTGCAACACATTTGGGTAATATATTGGAATTAATTAAAACAAATAGACTAGCAGATTTGCAATCATATATTAATGATGATTGGGCAACTACACCAAATAAAAATTATACATATAAATTGCGTGATAAGATTTCGTCTGAAATTAGACATAACATCAATTATATAAAAAATATTGAAAATAACGATTAAGGGAAGTGTATGAATGAAACAATACTAGGAAATTATATTGCTGTAAAGTATAATCAATATTCCACAATTAAAATTAAAGAAGTTGCAGAAAATTATGGAGTTCCTAATATTATACCGTTAGGTGAATTTCACACTACATTGATATATTCTAAAAAATATGTAGAAAATGTTGAAGTAAATGGTAATGCACAATATGTCGCATTACCAAATAAATTGGATATATGGAACTCACAATCTGGCAAAAAGTGCTTGGTGTTGGAATTGAACTGTAAGCAGTTAGTTGATAGGTATAAAGAATTAACTGATACATATGGATTCACATCGGATTATCCAGAATATAAATGTCATATTACTATTAGTTATGATATTGGGGATTGGGATAAAATTGATGAAATGCAATCTTATTTAAATAACAATAAGATATATTATCTACTAGTATCCACTGGAGAATATCATGAAAATTTGGTTGACGATTGGAGTAGTTCATTATGATTGAAATTTTATTAATTAGTTTTTATGTATTATCTATAATTTTGTGTGGGTATACATATTATACCATCACAACAAAGGAACTCCAAAAAAACTCAGGAATTATAAATGCTGGAATTTTAATTAGTCGAATATTATTAATATTTACACCAATTATTAATTTTATTGTATCACTTGCATATTTTTGGTATTTTTTATATAATACTGAAATTAAAATTAATATAAAAATAGACAAAAATGAAAAAATGGAAGCATTATATAAAGAATTGAGGGGAGAATGAAACCCCAAATCAAATGTAAATCTTGGTGTTGCAGTAACTACCAAGACCAAGGAGAATTTGTTGGTGAATTTTGCAAACCATGCTATGATAAAATTACAACGGGTATGGGTAAACACGGAACTGCATGGTTTTATCAGTTGGGAGACCAGCAACAGAAGATAGTAGATAAATTAAATAAAATTCAAGGGATAATTGATGAGTAATACCGCAAACGAATATTTACAGATTGCTATAGATACAATGAAATCTAGGGGGACTGAATATGATAAAAATGGACAAGAAGAAAGAAGTATGGGGAAAATTGTATCAGCATTTAATACCATTACTGGACAAAACTTAACAGAAGTTCAGGGATGGGCGTTCATGCAATGTTTAAAGATGGTGCGATTACATAACAATCCAAAAAAATATCATGAAGATTCTGCAATCGATAATATATCATATTCAGCATTAGAAGCAGAAGCATGGAGTAAAGTTGAATATAATGATTATAAATTTGAAACTTGTGCTTAGTTATGAACATAAAGTGCATCATTAAAGGTCACGAGTATATAGAAATAAACGTTGAATTTCTTGAGTATGCTACGAGCAATATCGAAATGATACGAGGAATTTGTTGTAAATGTGGTGAACTGCAATCTTTCACTCACCAGATTTTTATGTCAAAAGATGATTATTATAAAAGTCTAGTGAATAACTAAAGGATATAATGAATAAATGAAAATAATTGTCGATAAGCTGTATCAATCTCCAACAACTCCAGTTATTTCATTGGGATATACTGTAATTATAGAAGATTATGATATAATTTCCAATTCCGACGAAGAAGCTGGTATTGTGAATTTAATAGAAATGTTAGAAAATTTAGTTATCCATAACTTATTTGGGGAGCAAAAAGATAACAGTAAAGATATATTATTTGAAAAATTAAGAAAAACATATTATGAGCATCATATGGACGAATTTTATGAAAAAATGCGAAATAAGTCAAATTGATATTGAATATTTGATGGACTTAATTAACAATTCTGTGTATAATATATTAGATAAAAGATTAAAAGGAAACGAATAAATGAACCATGACAAAATTTCTAAAGAAGTAATCAATGGACGAAATGTATATAGTATCGATGTAGGGAATATGGATTTAGATGAAGGTATAAGATATATGGATGACGCATATGATAAAAAGTATGGATTGAAAATTGGTTCAACGTATAAAAAATATAAAAAAGACAAACTATATTTCAATATAGCTTTAGGATTTTTAATTTTAAGCTCAATCATATTAGTTATAACTAAATCTTATTATGGGGTATTATAAATGATTGAAGCAAAAATTATAGCAGATAGTTTACATAAACAGACTGGAACTAGATTAACAACATTTGAAGTTACATTTCCTAGGTGGATTTTATCGGAATTAAATACCCATCGACAATTGTCTAGAAATTCCGCTTCAAGTAGGGCAATCCCAATTCAAGCAAATATTGATAATATTTTAAATGATACAGCAATCCCAGTATCTTGGGGGAAAAATCAAGCAGGTATGGTTGCTGATGCAGATGTTGATGAAGTCACGGCAAAGTTAGCTAAAGAGATTTGGTTGGATGCTAGGGATAATGCAATTAAATCTGCTTTAAAATTGTCGGAATTGGGTATCCATAAACAAATTTCCAACAGATTAATTGAAAATTTTACATACCAAAAGGTTGTAGTAACATCAACAGAATGGGATAATTTTTTCTGGCTTCGTGCCCATAAAGATGCTCAACCAGAAATTAAAATTTTAGCAGAGATGATGTTAAAATCGTACAACGAATCTACTCCAATTATTTTGAGTGTGGGGGAGTATCATGTGCCATATGTTGATTTATATAGAGATATGCTTGGACTATTGCATTATTTGGATAGCAATGGTACTGAATTATCAATAGAAAACGCATTAAAAATTTCATCAAGTTGTTGTGCCCAAATTTCATATAGAAAAAATGATGATAGTTTAGAAAAAGCTCAAAAAGTATTTGATATGTTAAATTTATATGATGATACAAATGAAACTCGTAGTCATAGCAGTCCAACAGAACATCAAGCGACCCCAATTGATTATGATTATGAAAGGCATTGTTGTTCAAATGATTATAGAGAAAGTTGGAAAGGTGTTACTCACGAAGATTTAGATGGTAATTTGTGGTCTGGAAATTTTAAAGATTTTATTCAGTATCGACATTTAATTCTAAATGAATCTTGCAAAAAGCACCCAGATATTATTGTAAAATAATGAATAGATTTCAACTTCATGATGAATTTGGCGTTATAAGAGCATTTGGTGTAAAGTTATATGCTCTAAATTGGAAATTAACTAGACCAGAATTAAAATTAGTTATAATTCATAAACCCAAACCAATCCCATTTAACATTGACAATTATGAAGAATGTTTATTTTGAGCGAAATACTAAAATACGTAAAATATTTAAATGACCAATTAGATAAAGTTTATACTTATGTTAAAGGGGAGTTTGTATTCAAATTAATGGATACTCACGGATGCCCATTAGATATGATGATTGACGTAGTTGATTCTAAAGAAGATAAGATAGAAATTGATTGGGTTGGGTTTATTCGACAAGGATGGGAGCAAGGTTGGCTCACATTTCAAATATATGAAAAAATTAAAAATTCATATGGAGAATCTCTCAGCTATACAAAGAGGGAAGTTGAGGTAGAAGAAATTTTAAATAAAATTAGACTTTACATGTGCGTTCATGACGAAAATTATGTAGAATGTTTATTTTAGAAAAAAATAAAATTACAAAAGAACAAGTCGAAAAATTATATTACTATGATGAAAATTCTGGAAATTTAATTTGGAGAGTTAATAGTAAGCGAAATAAAAAAGCTGGAGATGTTGCTGGAGGATTTTGCCCTAGTAGTGGCTATATGGTTATAAAGATAAATGGTAATATGTACTATAATCATAGAATAATTTGGTTACTAGTTTATGGTGAATTTCCAAAACAATTTATCGACCATATTGATATGAATAGGGGTAATAATAGATTAAATAACCTTCGACTAGCGACAAATCAACAAAATCAACCAAAACCTAAAAATAATACATCGGGGTATAAAGGAATATATAAAACTCCATCCAATAAATGGAGAGTTCGAATTTTTATTAATGATGTTCAAAAAGATTTTGGTAGTCATTCTAATATTGAAGATGCTATTAATATTAGAAATAAAATATTTAAAGAAATACATGGAGAGTATTATAATGAAGATTAAATATAAATTAGCTATCATGAGAATGGCTACAGAATTTGCAAAAACATCAGAAGCGAATAGATTAAAAGTCGGTTCTATCTTATATAAGAATGACAATATAATTTCTATGGGTGTAAATGGAACTGTATCTGGTTGGCACACCAATCAATGTGAAGGTGAAGATGGAAATACAACTCCAGCAGTTAGACATTCCGAAATTAATTGTTTAAATAAATTGAGACGTTCATCCGAAACTGCAATTGGTGCAACTCTTTTTGTTACACATCAACCATGTCTAGCTTGTGCTATGGAATTGGTTGAAGCTGGTATAGTAAAGGTAATTTATACCCAAGAATATCGTCTGAGTGATGGGGTAAAGTACTTACAAGATATGGGTATAGAAGTGGAAAATATAAAATTAATACAATATATGGCTTGATTAAATCTCATATCATATAAATGATATTAGTAGCGCTATGCAAAAACAAAAAAAAGCACAATTGATGAAAGATGTATTTATAAAGGAGAATTAAATAATGTTTTGGTGTAAAGATAAGGAATTTCTGGTATTTCCTAATTTAATTAATTTGGATAAAATTGAAACGATTGAACAGTGTAAGGATTTGATTATTATTTTGATGAGTTTTACTAGTGTTGATAGTAATCCCCCAAATCTATTAAGAATTGCTGATAAAACATTGTCAGAATTCCCATCACTAAAGGATTTAATAGTTGAGTAAATGTATACTGTAAGTAGAATTGAAGTAAAAGACACGAGAGATTATTTAATAAACATTCATTATGCAAAAAGAATGCCATCAATTTCTTATGCATTTGGCTTATTTGAAGATGATTATTTTATAGGCGTTATAACATATGGTACACCATCATCATCACCTTTAAGAAATGGTATTGCTGGTAAAGAGAATGCATATCGTATATTGGAATTAAATCGATTATGTCTTAGAGAAAATAAGAGAAATGAAGCATCAATCCTAATCTCCAAATCTTTAAATTTATTACCAAAAGGTTCTATAGTAGTGTCTTTCGCTGATACTTCACAAAATCATTTAGGTATTGTGTATCAAGCTACTAATTTTATTTATACAGGTTTATCCGCCAAGAGAACAGATTATAAAATAAAAGGCTTGGAACATATGCATACTCAAACTATCATAGATAAGTTTAGAGATTCTGATGATAGGGTTGGAGATATGAGAAAATTTTATGGTGATAGATTCTATGTGGAAAATCGGTCACGAAAGCATAGATACATTTATATTACTGGTAGTAAAACTGAAAAGAAACAATTACTAAAACAATTAAAATATAAGATTGAACCATATCCTAAAAATGTCAGTAAAAAATTATAAAGTTTTATTAGTGGATAGAGCTTTTGTAAAGGATTTTATAGAACAATATCATTATTCAAAAAATATTAATGGCGTAATTTCTGATTATTGCTTTGCATTATTTGATGGGAATCAATTAATAGGGGCATGTTTGATGGGTAGGTTTGCTATGGCGAATCAATATAAAAGATTTTCAGAAAATATTGATGATGTTATAGAATTAAGAAGATTAGTATGTGTTGACGATACACCAAAAAATACAGAATCATATTTTATTGGGCATATGCTTAGATGGTTAAATAAAAACACAGATATTAAAATTGTAGTATCATACGCAGACCAGCAATATGGTCATAGTGGTGTAATTTACAAAGCATCTAACTTCAAATACATGGGATTTAAAAGAGGTGGAAAAGTAATCGAGTATGATGGTAAATTATATCATGATAAATCAATCAGGACTTATTATAAAGGTGTATTGAAACCGTTTGCAGTTAAGTTAATAAAAGCATTGGAAACTGGAGACGCAAACTATATAGAAACGTTAGGTAAACATACCTATGTATATGAATTTGCCAAATCTAGAAAAAGCAATAAACCAAAATCTCTATTTTAATTGACAGATATACCCAACAAAAATAGAATTTTAACTATGAATTTATATAAGATAATATTTCAATAATATCATGATTATAGATGTAGAATTTAAAAAGAAACAATTGACAAATAATAAAACATAAAGTATAATAGCTTTATTGAATTAAAAAATAAATTAAAGAATATAAACCGCCATGCACCCACACCATTCTTCTAAAGTGGTGACATAAACTAGTGGGAAGGAGTCAATCTGTTCAATTCAGACATGACGGTCCATCAATTAAGATATATTAAAGTTCTTACATTCTTCTAAAGAATTTAATATTAATAAATTTATCAGCTTCGAAACAATATCTAACTTTTCTTTTTGTTGTCTTTTTGCATATTCATTCTTTGGGTCTAGATACAAATCAAAATCTGGTAAATAAAAATCAGCAAAATATCTTTTAGTATACCCATTTAGTTGATAATTTATGGAACTAGGTCTATCCCAATTTAAATTTAGTTCATCAAGCCTATCTGCCAATGCATCTTCCCATGATGAATCTAAGATAAATTTTCTACCACGTTTGTCGATATATTCATGAGATTTTTTGCAAACTCTTTGATGTGGTGATTTTAAAGCCGCCACACGGCATTTCTCTTTAGATTCATCGGAATGATTTAACGTATTATTTTTTCTTCTAGTTTCTACGGATTTTTTAGCTGAACCAACATATGCACCATTCGCACGAGCTAATTTTATTCCATCTATTTGTTTTTGTATAGATTCTGGAGTTTTTGTTAAATTACTAGAAGCGATTCCTAATTTTATTTTATCAGAATTTGAGCGAGGATTTAAATCACACCATCTTATGTGATTTGCTGATACCCCATTAGGCAAAGACGATATATCTATGCTACAGTATTTGCAATTAGTTAATCTAATATATTTTGTAGATTTGTTTCCCGTTTTGCATGGATTTGAATTGTAGTGTTTGCTCAGATTTGCAGTTGTTATAATTGATTTACATAAAATGCACGAACATAATATTTGATAAATAATATTGCTGGACATGGTTATTTCCTAAAATAATTGTAGAATGTTTAGAACCTATGGGAAGTGGGATTCCGCGATAGGTATAATATATTTAGGAAATATGAATATTTATATGAAATCAATTGACAATTAATATGAATTGATATATAATATGTTTATTGAATTGGGATACAAATATTAAAATGAAATATAATTTCATTAAACGGACGTTCTACTTAATCAGTAGATAGTGATACTCACACGATGAGAAGTGATGCGATAATCAAGAGTGGTTCTAGTCTTACCAAACTAGCGGAGGCAATCCGAGAACGGTTTATGGTCAATCTGGTGGAAGGCATAATTTGCAAGACTTGCTATAATTACAGAGCATAAATGTCAGAGCATTACGAATTTAAGATTTAAAGCCCGACAGCATAATCGGTCCATGCACCCGACTCATAATCGGGAGAATTAAGGTTCAAATCCTTTTCGGGCTAAATTTACATAATGAAAACAAAATGAACTTATACATAATAACATATCAATTTTATGATTCGGATGAAAAATTTAAGTCATATATAATGGCAGAATCTGAATATGATGCTAAGACTAAAGTCTACCATTCACATAATATAAAACCAATGATTATAAATACTCACCAATTGACATATCAAGAAAGGATAAAATATGAAATTTCAACAAGGAATGACAACTAAGTATTTGACGCATGAAGAAGAAATCTCATTATTTCAAAATTATAAAAATAACGAATGTTTAAAATCTGCCGAAACTTTGGTGGTTTCAAATTTAAGATATGTAGCAAAATTGGCAAGAAAAATGCAAAACCCCAAAGTAGACGAATCTGATTTATTTCAAGAAGGTGTGATTGGATTGATGAAAGCTGTTAAAAGTTTTGATTTATCATATAACATTAGATTAATTGCATATGCTATCCCATATATTAAAAGTGCTATGTTAGAATGTATTATTCACCATATTGGTATCA